GCCGCAGCCCTCGCCGACGATCCCGCCGCCGTCCAGCGCATCGCCAGCATCCAGACGCTGGAGGGACGCGCCGTCGCACTGGGCAAATACGCAGCCCAGATCGAGGACGGAGCGGGCAGAGCCGTGCATACCCCGAGGCCGGTGACCAGCGCACCACCGCCCATCCGCACCGTCACCGGGCGGGCTAACCCGCAGTTCAACGAATACGCCGCGGACGGCCAGACCCTCGTGGACAAGTACATGAAGGACGACCTGGCACGCCGTCAGCGCCACTGAACCACGCCACCCCGCCGCGGCCGGGTCATGCCGCTGTGCCTACCGCCCAAGGCCGTCGCGTCAGGCCCTAAACACGCTGCGCCGTGCAGATCCGTCTGTGATTGCGGCTACCCCCTTTCGTCACAGCGAGTATTCGAGGCTCCAAGACCCGCCATGTCGGTGCGGAGCCCTTTCCTCGCAACTAGTGACGAAAGGGGCAAACAATGCCCGCAACAAATACACTCCTCACTATAAATATGATTACTGCCAAGGCATTGGCAATCCTCCACCAGAAATGCAACTTTATTGGCGCGATAAACCGTCAATACGATGACAGCTTCGCGAATAGTGGCGCCAAGATCGGCACTACTCTCCGCATTCGGCTCCCGGTGCAATACACCACCAGCACCACGCCCGCGCTGTCGCTTCAGAACACGGTGGAAACATCCGTTTCGCTTCCGATCACCAACCAGTACCACGTGGATTTCAGCTTCAGCAGCGCCGAACTGACGCTCACCATCGACGAGTTCAGCGCACGCTACATCGAGCCGGCCATCGCCCAGCTCGCGGCGAGCATCGAGGCCGCCACCATCAACATGATGTGGCCGACAGTGTGGAACCAGGTTGGGACCGCAGCCTCGGCCATGCCGTTCAAGACCGTGTTGCAGGCCCGCAAGCTGCTACTCGACAACCTCACGCCGCAGTCCAAGCAGTGGCTGTTACGTATCAATACCCAGGACAACGTCGATCTCGTTGACGTCACGAAAGGATTATTCCAGGCTTCGACGCAGATCGCCAAGCAATACACCGATGGCGTGATGGGGCTGTCCGCTGGGTTCGAGTGGGCCGAGAACACCCACCTGACGACCCAGACGCGCGGCGCCGAGGCGGGCTATCTGGTGTCGCCGGCATCGCAAACCGGCAGCACGCTCGCCGTCATCACCGGCACGGGGGCTGGAAATGCCGGGGACGTCTTCACCATCACGGGCGTCTATCGTGTCCACCCGGAAACCAAGATCAACACCGGGGTGCTCCAGCAGTTCGTGCTGACGGCGGCATACACAGGCGGCGCGGGCAACATGGCCATCGCACCCGCAATCGTCACCAGCGGCCCGACGCAGAATGTAAGTAATAGCCCAGCCCTCAACGCGCCGATCACGTTTGCGAACACTGCAAGCGTAGCAACGGGGTTGAGTCTAGCCTTTCACCCCGACGCTTTTACATTCGCGACTGCAGATCTAGTTATGCCAGGTGGTGTTGACATGGCTATCCGGGTCGTAAAAGACGGAATTAGTATGCGGGCGGTCCGTCAATATTCAATTTCAGACGATACGTTCCCGATACGAATAGATGTACTTTGGGGCGCTGTTGCACTTCGGCCACAACTCGCCGTCCGCCTGGTGGCGAACTAGGAGCGCATCATGGCAATCAAACCCAACGACGAGGGGGCCTCGAAAGAGGCTCCCGACATGCCCACCGTCGCACCCCGGATCTTCTCCGAACGCGGGCCACAGGACAACGTAGCCGGCGGCGGCTACTCGGCCGGGAACCAACTGTTCGACCCCTCGGTCGCCGCGCTGGGTGGGGGACGCTCATACGCGGGCACCATCACCGCCAGAGCCGGGGGCGGCAGGCCAAACGCAACCAAACTGACCGCCGCCATCAACCGGGTTTCCGTCTGCGCCACCGCCGCCGATAGTGTCGCCCTACCTCCTGCGGTCGGAGGCCAGGCGATCTATCTGGTGAACAACGGCGCCGCTGCCTGCCAGGTCTTCGCCGATCCGGCAACCTCCGACACGATCAACGGGGTGGCAGCCGCCACCGGCGTGTCGCTAGGCATCGGCAAGGCTTGCAGCCTCGCCAGCCCCGCACCCGGCGTCTGGTTCTGGGTGCTGACGGCCTAAGCCTGCCGGGACCGGGCACAGCCCTCCTCCCCCGCCCGAAGCCATGCGTGTGGCCCCCGAGCGCAGTCCCGAACAGACGATCGGGGGCAATTTCATGAGGTGCGATCGTGATTGAAACCACCGGGGACATGATCAACTTCGTGCTCAGGGCCAGCGGCCTGAACGGAGTCGGCCAGACGCCCATGGCCGAGGACAGCAATACCTGCCTCGATATGATGCGGATGCTCGTGAGCCAGTGGGCGCAAAAACGCTGGCTGGTGTGGAACGAAACCGAGCTGACGGTCACCGCGACCGGCGCGGACTACTACACTATCGGACCAGGCGCCGACTTCGACATCCCCGTGCGGCCAACCAAGATCCACGCCGCATGGTGCCGCCTGTTGCCGAATACCAGCACCGCCAATGTCGATATCCCGCTCGCCATCATCCAGGCCAAAGAGGACTGGTCAACCATCACCATCAAGAACCTCAAGAGCCTGCCGTCCGCCGTGTTCCTCGATACCGCATGGCCACAGGGGCGGGTGCATTTCTGGCCGGTGCCGCCGGTCGCGCAGCAGATGCAACTTACCCTGGTGCTCAAGGCATCGCTGCCGAATTACACCACGCTGGTGGACCCGCTCGGGCTGCCGCCGGAATATCAGGAGGCGCTGATGTGGAGCCTGTGCGTTCGCATGCAGATGGCCTACGGGCTGCCGTCGCGCCCTGATCATGCCGCAGCCATGCGCCAGGCCGTGAACGTCGTTATGATGGCCAACACCCAGGTTGCCACGCTCGGCATGCCCGGCATCGGCAGCCGCAGCGGTGACGTTTCGAGCTGGGCCGGGCGCGGGCTGGATCGAGCCTGGACCGTCGGCGGTTCGTGTGTGCTGACATGAGTGACGAACAATACCCCTTCGAGACCGGCGACCATCTCAGTGCCGCCGCACTCAACGCTGCCCTCGCGCAGGGGCGCAGCAATCAATGGGTGACCGGTAGCGGCGTGCCATCCGACAGCCTCGGTTCGGACGGGGACATGTACCTCGATTCCGACACAGGGGACGTCTACCAGAAGCAGAGCGGCGCCTATGTCATCGTGGCATCCCTCGCAGGCACGCCCGGCCCCCCTGGTGCAGCGGGGGCGCCCGGTTCCGCAGGCCCCCCTGGACCGGCTGGCACCGGCATCAGCAGCATCGCCACCAGTGGCACAGGCATCAGCGGCGGGCCTATCACCACCAGCGGCACGCTGTCGGTCGCATGGAACGCCGGCACGGTCTCGGCGATCGGCTCAGGGCTCAGCCTCGCGGGCGGCACGCTCACATCCACAGGCGGGGGCGGCGGGGCACCTAGCGGGGCCGCAGGCGGGGATCTGGCGGGGACGTATCCCAACCCCACCCTGAGCACCACAGGCGTCTCAGTGGGCACCTATGGGGACGCCACGCATGTCCCGGTGCTCGGAATCGATACCAAGGGACGCATCACCTCGGCGGGCATCGCGATCGTTTCCGGGGGACCACCATCAGGCCCCGCTGGCGGCGATCTCAGCGGCACATACCCGAACCCCACCGTGGCCACCATCGGCGGCGTGGCGGGGCCGTTCCTGCCAACCGCCGGGGGCACCCTGACGGGAAGGCTGACCACAACCAACGGCGATATCGCAGCAGCAGCCGGTTATTCCGATCTTAATATATTTACCCCGGCGACTGTTGATGCTGGGGACGGCACGCTATGGATAAACCTTAACACCGGACAGGCAACTACTGGCTCTTCCGGCTTCGTATCGGCACAGACCGGCAGCGTGACCACCGGCACGTCCGGCGGGGTTATTCTGACCAGCGGCGCGGCAACCAGTGCGGGCACGTCGGGCGATGTCGATATTGCCACCGGGCAGATTACCGGCGCCGGGACATCGGGCGGAATATACATCCACACCCGTCAGGCCAGCGCAGGCACGTCGGGGATTGTCGCAATATCCACCGGGAACGCCAGCGGTGCGGGCAAGTCCAGCGGCAACATCACGCTCACCACAGGGACAGCCGCCAGCGGCGCCACACGCGGCACGATCACACTCGACGCCGCAAGCCTTACGCTGCCTGCCCGTTCAGTGTCCTATGCCGCACTCCCGGTCGAGGTGCAGCAGGTTCCCATCCCCTTCGTATTCAGCGGCAAGCCCGCCACCGGCGCCACCATCAACGTCCCCATGCCGTGGGCGATCACCGTGCCCGCATCCCTGGCCGGGTGCGTAGTCTACGACGCAACGCAGGCCACCAGCAGCGCCGCCTTCGTGCTCAACAAGATATCCGGCGGCACCACTATCTCGGCGCTGGGCACCATCACGGTGACGACCACCACGCACGTCAGCGCGACATTGACAGGGGCCGGGGGATCACTGGCCATCGGGGATGTGTTGCAGATCGTTGCGCCAACGCAGGATAGCACTCTTTCTGATATCGGAATAACAGTGCTATGCTCACGGGTTTAGTCTGATGGCAACCACCTGGGACCCATCGGCCAAGGGCGCCAACATCACGCTGTCCGGCAGCAACCTGGTCGCCACGTCAACCAGCACGGCGTCGAGTTCCACGCACGGAACCGGGGGCTATATCGGCAGCTCTGCGCTGTTGCTGTATTACGAGGCAACCGCCACCACCGTTCAGGGCGTCGGCAATTCCTGGGGAGCCGGCATTTCTTCCAACGGCTCAGGGCTTGCCCAGTATTTGGGGCAGAGTTCCATAGGAACGGGCCTCTACCAGAACGGCAAGGTGTTTAACAACGCACTCGCCGGGACAACGATCTTCACGTTTGCCAGTGGCGCGGTCATCGGCATCGCGGTGAATTTCACGGCCCAGAAGCTATGGTTCACGATAAACGGGACCACATGGAACAACGCGGCAATCGGCAGCCAGAACCCCGCCACCAACACCGGGGGGATCACCACCATTGCGAATAACAACCCATTCATCGTCAGCGGTGTCTACCAAACGGTCGTCCCATGCTGTGGCACCACCGGCAACACCACCAACGTGGTCACGGCGAACTTCGGGGCGACGGCATTCTCCTACGCGGTTCCGTCCGGCTTTACGGCTTGGGACCCCGTTGTGGCCAGCCAGTCGGCCAGAGCCCTGGTGTTGGCATGAGGCTGTCGCTCACCGGCGGCGCGTATCAGGCGCACAGTGTCATTGCCTCGGCACAACGCAGCGTGAACCTGTTCTCGGAACCAATTCCTGAGAACCTGGGCGAACCCTCCAAAAGCACCGACTACCCGACGCCGGGGCTGCGCCTGCTCTCGACCATCGGCAGCGGACCCATCCGCGGCATCCGCCAGGCGACCAACGGCACCGTCTATGTCGTGTCCGGGTCCGAGGTCTACACCGTCAACACCACGTCCTGGGTGGGAACATCGATCGGCAGCATCACCGAGGGGCTGCGGACCCCGGTGAGCATGTGCGACAACACCCTGGATCTCGTCATCGTGGACGGGTCGGCGAACGGCTGGGTGGTCAACCTGGCCAGCAACGCATTCACCACCATCCCAACCACCGCCACCCAGACCCCGTTCCCGGCCGGCGCTACCTCGCCCATCGCCGCATCGGTCGCTCTCTATACGCCGTTCACGCCGACCGTCACCGGCACGATATCGACCGCCACCGTGTCGCTCGCCCTGGGCTACACCGGCAAGCTGCAAGGCGCGATCTTCGATGACGCAGGCGGCAAGCCCGGCACATCCCTCGGCATCGCCAACACCGTCATCAACCCCGCGACCGGCAGTAACACGCTCACCTTCGGCGCACCCCCGACCGTCACCGCAGGCACGCAATACTGGCTCGGCGTCGATAGCGATACCACCAGCGGTACCTGGAACCTGACCACCACCGCCTCGGGCTGGGGCAGCGCCACCGCCTTCGCCGACTTCCCGGCCAACAACCCCACCGCCATCCTGTCCCAGGCACCCATCATCACGGTGACCGAAAGCAACGACCCCGGCAACGCCTTCGTCGGCGCCGATCGGGTGGAATACCTCGACACGTTCCTGATCTTTAACAAGAAAGCCACCCCGCAATTTTACTGGACGCTGTCGCTGGCGGTGGCGTTCGATCCGCTGGCGTTGGACATAGCGAACAAAAGCAGCTTCACCGATCTGCTGGTGACGCTGGTAGTCGCCAAGCGCGAAATCTGGCTGCTGGGCGAGTTGACGACCGAGATATGGTACGACGTGGGCGCCACGGATATCGGCGCGGGTTCCTCGCAATTCGCCCCGGTGCAGTCGGTATTCGTGGACCACGGGTGCGCGGCGAAATACAGCGCGGCGGAATACGATAACGGGGTGTATTGGCTCACGCGGGACCGCCAGGGGCACGGCTTCGTCGTCCTCGGCGCCGGGTATCAGACCAAGCGGATCAGCACCTACGCCATCGAGGCCGAAATCGCAGGATATGCCCGCATCGATGACGCCATCGGCTATTGCTACCAGCTCGCCGGCCACACCTTCTACGTGCTCACATTCCCCAGCGCCGACCATACCTGGGTCTACGACACCACCACCGGCCTGTGGCACGAATGGCTGTGGATCGACACCAACGGCGAAGAACACCGGCACCGCAGCAACTGCTACTGGCCGGTCAATGGCACCACCCCGGTCGTGGGCGACTGGCAGAACGGCAATCTGTATGCGCTCGACAACACCGTGTTCACCGACCACGGCCAGCCGATCAAGCGGGTGCGCTCGTTCCCGCATACGCTCAACGACGGCAAGCGGGTGTTCTATCGCCAGTTTCTCGCCGATATTGACGCCGGGTTATCCTCGGCGGTCGGCGGCGGCTCGCTCACCCTGCTCGACGCCAGCTTCAGCGCACCCGATGGCACCAACATCGACGCATATACCAGCGACGTAGGCGGCGGCTGGACCGCAGTGGGCGGCGAGGCCAACGCCGCGATCGAGAACAACCGCATGGTGGGGACCGGCGGGGACGCGCTGTAT